CCCCAACAATAACCGACGTCCCAGTCGAAAACGACTGTACTTCTGGTTTTTAGAACCCCAAAAATACCACGACGGACCTCACGGCCTGCCGAGAATAACGGCGTTATAGCTTGCGGCCCAGAGGCAGCAAGTTTTAACGCATACGACTTCGTGTATTCCCTAACTTGATATAAGTTAGAAGTGCTACGTTGCCATATGTATTCGTTGGTATTTAAAGAAGGTCCTGCGTAGTACAAAGCCGTAATGAATCTCCCAACTGTCCGTTTCACAACGGTAGCAGGGGTCATTTGTAGCGATTGTACCAGTACTCCTTGGTGCCCATGTCTTAACGGTTTACCGTTGGATTCGTCAAAGGAAACGACGAAACCAACATCACCATAAGATGGGGGCACCTTACAAGCTCTGTACGTCTTATTGCTCATTTTGAATAACTTTAACCATAGATTCTTGAAACGAGAATCACAGTTAATATTGAAGTTAATTCTAGATGAGTAATGACGTAAAGCGTTTGCTATTTGCATAGAATAAGGAAGCGGAGAGTCGTTCGGACCCTTCTCTTTCTGTTTGCGCAAATAGAACGGACGTACGGGATGACCTTTGAAAAAGTCAGCCCCGCATGACTCGAAGAAGTTACCTGCCAAGTAACTCTTCTCGCTGTTCACGCTAAACCCCAGTGAGTTTAACGCTTCGACCATGGTTTCGGCATATGCTTCAGGGACGATTAAATCGTCCCCATAGACGCATATGTCTGACCATCTTGAACGTGGAACTACGCTACGTGCTATACTAAGGAAAACGAGTGATTCAAGCTCGAATGTATAACCGTTGCCGTTAGAAGAGTATTTCTCTGGTCTAACCCATGTGCCGTCAGGCATAAGGGTAAGATCACAGCGACAGATGTCAAGTAAATGACACCAATCTCTATCTAACAAAGTTCTAACCAATTCTCGTGCCACGGTATCGCTAGCCATTGATAAATCAATGGTAGCGAACCGATGGAAATATGCTCGTTGAGCAAAATCCTGGTTTCTAGATTGGTCACGTAAGTCGATCCCGGCCTTTAAAAGCCTAGCGCGTAACAAACGCCCTATAGCTAGTTGTAAAAACGAATTTAGAAGGGGTTCTTTACAGATCCCTCTATCGGTCTTACAGGTCTTCGGAACGGTTGCAAACTCATTTCCTTTCACTACAAGAGGCCTAACGTGGTCCCACCAGGTGGTACCCATTAGAGCTCGAAGGAAAGGTATGAGCTTATCTGTCAGTGTGACTTCACAGTCATATTTATCAGACAGGACGGATCCTGTAGCAACCCTGAACGCATTAGCTCCGGTACCAAAACGGAGATTGGCCTCAACAAAGTTAAGGTCATCTCCAGTTAAGGTACTCAAGATACTTTGAAGATTCTTCTTTGTTTCGTATAAAAACGGAACAAAGTCTGATGAATCAAGTTTCTTGTTGGTGCGTGCGCAAATGTTCTCAGCCTTGTCAAAGGCAAGCAAAGCTTCTTCTTTGACATCTATACCAAGGTCAACAGTGGAGTTCTTTTTCCAAACACTACTTATAAGATAGTCACCTTCAAAAGAGGCTATATCGTTATAATTTAGTGGATTAAAAGGTAGGCTAAACGCATCTGCGTATTGCCCACAATTAATCAAAAGGGAAAAGGCAAGTGAATAAGGACTATTCACAACTTCACAAAGATCTTGTACGACTGATAGCTCAAATCTAAAATCTGAGCGTCTACCTTCTAAGAAGTCAGACATTGGCATTCCTTAGGGGGCTAAACCCCCAAACGATGTTAGTAAACACCTTGATCAATTCTTCTTTCGAAGAATGTCAAGTACGAACTTAACCACAATAATGATTATTTCCAGCAACTTATTTCTATGTTGTCTGTCCATAATGTATTACCAGGTCGGTTCGTAATCTTTCGCGTATTTCATCACAACGTTGTTGCTATACAGTTCTTTCACAAGTTCTGCAAAGTTACGACGTTCATATTGTGTTGAAATATCAGGTAAGATTTGTTTGTTACCATCGAGCAAGAAATGCCCGACAACTTCCTTGACGCCGAAAGCAGGGTCACCACGGAAACGAACAATAGGCACGTCGAATTTGATTCGAACGTGATTTGTGTTACGTTTTGAGGTTGCACTGCTGAATCCAAGCTCTAAAACAGGGCTTGCCGCAGACATCACATCAGCTGAATCCGCTACATAGCGGGCTAATGCGGTGGATACACTGCGAGGGTTAAAGGTAAACACTACAGGCGTAATGCCATCAGTAATGCTAAGTCCATTTAGTACAATTGGTGCTGCTTGAGCCATGTTGACTCTCCTAATTTTAGTAGTTTTAACGGTGACAGTAGAACACTGCCGGATTACGCATAAAGCGTGGTTAAGGTTATAGTTTAACCCCTTCGTATTTGCGCCAAAAGCGCAAGTCCATCTACAACATTAGTTAATGAAGTGGAAGGCTTATACGAAGGAACGAACGAACCGTACGGTAGGTTGCCTGCATGGAATGTAGAACGCTGGAATTCATTATAATCTAATGTTTCCGGTATTGTTACAGTTCCATTTACATAGGCAGTTCCAGATGCACGTTTTAAATTCACAGATCGCTTTTGAGAGACAGTGCCAACTAAGTCACTGACATTCTTTAAAGCATCAAGGGAACTTAAAATGTCGCCCAGGTTGAACATCCAATCTAGTACAAAGCT